AGTCTGAGGTCGAAAAGCTTTGTTGATCTTAGCTTCGGTTTTTTTGTTAATTCGAAAACCATATTGTGCCTGAAAAACACAATATTATTTTAGGTTTCTCTTGACTGTTGAAACGGTCTAGTAACTCTTAGGTTCACCGAAAGGATAGCGATCATCTGTAAAGGGTGTGATTTGGTCCTTAGGATAAAGTCCTTTGTCTGTTACTAGTTTGGATTTCTTCCAAGGTTATCTTTTTCCCGTGGTATCTTTAGGATTCCCGTGCCTACGTAGTGGCAGTTCTCGTCTAAAATGTTTTCTCTCAAATCACTTGGAGCGTTACAACGCTCTTGGTATCTTTTTGAAAACAATTTGAGCTTTGGGAATAGTTCTGTTCCTATCTCTAATCTTTCGGTACAGCATGAACCTATCATGCGCAACAAAAAGAAAAAGAAGCTTTTACAGCCTTTTTCTGTGAAGCCTATTGACTTCACTTGGTTGGATTCCTTGCCTCTTGCAAATGAGGTACCAACCTTTGCCCTTCCCAATCAATGGAAGGCCAAGACTACTAAGAGGGTAATAACCTCTTTTGTGGCTTTTGTGCCAAACCCCATTGAAGAGGCTAAGGGCCCTTCTTTGACAATGGAGTTACGTCCATTGTACAAGTTTTCTGGGTGGGGTCCTCGTCCTTCTGACCTCATTGTGAACTTACATTTTACTGTAACTGGGTCCTTTGATAGGGCTTCTGCTATGGGTAAGTCTGACCCTGGTCCGGTTAACTTCCCTTTTCTCTTTTCTTCTTCACCAATTTCTGCCATTATTGGCCTTTCACTTATACCCTTTCATGTTGCTGGTCTATTTTGGTCTCCTCTTTGTGCAATTGTGTCTTTAAATATTTTTGTATTTTATTCGCGTTCAGTTTTTGGGAGGTCTGCCATGCCCATAATTGGTTCGACCTTAGTGCTCACTTTTTGTGGGTATTTGGGTTGGAATGATGTGGCTTGGTTAGATGATTGGTTTGTGTGGCTTTCTTCTCCGTTTATTTTTGTACAATTCTATGATGCTGTTGTGAACCCTCTGTTAGATTACATTGGTGTTTCAACAGATTTCAAAGCCAATTTTAAAGTTGGTGTCTTTATGGCCTGGGCTTTTGTGGGTATTATTGGGAATTTTGTAATTGTACAATTGATTCTACCTACCTTTTTGTATTTTGACCTCTATTCTTTCCTTTCTTCTACCATTGTTTTTGTTTGTACTTTAGCTTTGTTTAATTTAGCTGCATTAACTTCTATAATTGATGTCATTAAGATTTCAAATGGCATTGATCCTTCAACTTATGTTATTACCGGATATTTTGGTCGTGCTCGTAGAACTTATTTTACTTGTTGGAAGTACCTACTTAATTATCCTTGGGTTGTTACGGCTGTCGCCACACAAATGTATAGATCTTTTAAATTTTTCCTTTGGGCGCCATCGATTATTTTTGGCATTGTTTTTGACACTATTGGAGGAACTGAAGTCGACAAATATGCGATTCATTTCCTTCCTGAAAAAGTCTTTTTGTCTGTTGTTATTTTTATTTGTTATTATCTTGGCTTCTTTTTGGTGCCTTTAGTTTTTGGCATTTTCTTCCCGGCAATGACCTTTTTGACATTTTTCATTTTACCATTCTTTTCTAATGCTAACATTTTTAAGGAAGGTTATGGTTACATTAAAGTCATAGTAGGTTGGTTCGGATACAACTTTTCTTTTATTTGGAGTCTCAATGATGAATACAAAATTTGGTTCATCAATGCGACCCTAAATACTCAATTCGTCCGTAGGGCTGAAGAGATTCGAGTTCGTTACGTCTTTCAGGGTAAGCAAAAAGTTTTTACCCTTAGAAATTCCCCTGAATTGTTTGACTCGGAAGAGCTGGAGATTGTGTACCAAGCTTTGCAATCTCGTAGTAATGCTATTTTGAAATTTGTCTTCGTGCTCTTGTTAGTATACTCTGTCTACTTTTGTTGCAGAAGAGTTACTAACAAGATTTTGAAGCCAATTTTCAAAATTCCTTCTATGTTGTTGAGGAGCTTGATGTTTGCATTGTTGCCTTTCTTAATACCTGATGAGGTTTTTCTTATGTTTTATTCAGCTCTTGTATATTTCTTCCTTAATTTTGAACAATCCATCAAATCAGTTTGGACTGTTCTTAGAAAGGCTTTCAGGATCTTTTGTATCGGTGCTTCAGGTGAACCTTTCCTTGGTACTCTTGGTGAAGATCCTTCTGATCCTTTAGAAACAAGAAAAGGCTCTCCTCAACCTTTAACTTCTTTGTTTATTACTATTTCTGTTAATTTGACTAGGCGGTCTGTACTTAAAACTATAGAATTCTTAGATGGCATTAGATTACCTGAATTTATTCAAGCTGCTCATACTCCTCCTACTGTAGAATCTCTTCGTTCTAATTATTCCCTTTTAATGGATTCTGGTTTTCCAGTTACTCAATCATTTATTGATTCGATTGGTGTTGAAAATAGCAATTATCTTGCTGAATGGGGCTCTTGGAGAAATTGGCTTTTGACAAGCACTGACTTTTCTTTTGGATTCCCTAAATTCCCACTTTCCACTTTTGGTTGGTTGCCTGCAAACTTCAGGAACGACATTGAAGGCTACAAGCATTCATCAGGTTTCACTGGTGTTAAGGAGGTACTGGCGAGCACTGCTCGGTACCTCTATAACCCCATTGAAAGTAATATTGATGATGACGAGGAGTTGGTGGACGCTGCCTGGAACTTGGTTAAAACCCAATTCAAGAATTCGCAGTTGACCCCGTTTTCAAAGATTTTTGATAACTGGGTCAAAGCTTACAATCTTGGCTTTGGTTTTACCAAGCAAGTTTCTGGCAAGGTTCGTCAACTTCGTCGTCGTGATGCCATTAAGCAAATTGGTGGTCGTGAACGTTTTCTTGAGTTGTGGGATTGGATGTTTAAACATTCGCCGACCATCCAAATGATTGCCAACATTTCGACCAAGATGGAGAACCTTAAAGCGAAAAAGGCTCTTTCTCGGTCTGTCCGTTCTATTATTGGTTCTCCTTTTGGCCATTATGTCATGACCACTATCTTCAATTATGAACCCAATCATCGTTATGATGTTTGGGGCACTCCTTCAAAAGTTGGGATGCCTTCTAATGGTCGCAATTTTGATCGGCTTTGGACCTCTTTGCTTGGACATTCGAAGGTTTGGGCTGGTGATATGACAGCTTTCGACTCTACTCAAATACCAGCTATGGCACGTATTGTTGCTCAACTTCGCAAACGTGGTTTCGATGGACATCGTGACTACAGTCGGATTTGTGAGATTGTGGACATTGCATACCAGCAGCTTGTTGAGATGCCTTTAGGGCATAAAGAGTTTGGAGCTGTCTTCAGCAAACACTCTGGCTTGACCACTGGCCATTCTTCCACGTCAATAGATAACTCATTAATGTTATTGGTGAATTATCTATTTGCATGGAAGTATGTCACTGGTCAACGTGCTAGAGAATTCCAAAACTTCAATGTCTTAGCAAACTTTGGAGATGACCATGTGTTGGCATATGATGAAGTTTTTGGCTGGTCTCCTGAGGCTGCAATTGAAGCCATGGCACGCATTGGAACAATCATGAGAGATGAAGCCCCTGGACAATCTTGGTTGCCTTATGGTCCTAATGCTTTCAAGTTGCCTGAGGGAGTGGTTGATTGGGCACATGCTAAGTTTTCCTTTTTGGCCAAGAAACCATTGCCTGTTATAGGCGTCGTTGCTTCTGAATTGGCTAAGGCTGGTATTACTGGCCTCAATTTTGCCACTTGTCATGATCCTGATCGTCTTTTGGGCAAGATTAAGGGAGAGAATCCAAAATCTAAATCATTGCATCCAATCAAGGCTTATTCTGCCCTCATTTCTTATGCTTATCTTTGTGCCCATCACCCTGCTATTTACCTCAAGCTTTCATCTGTTGCTGCAGCAGCTCATTCACGGGCTGTTGCTGCAAATTTGAAAGCTGGTGGTAAAGCTTCTTCTATTGAAAAGTTCCCAACTTACAATCAAGTTCTTCGTAAATGGTATTCTTCAGACCCATTCCCTTATACAGAGAATGCGTTTGAACAAGAACCATCCGATGAGGTTGATTCTAAGTTGCGTTTGAACATTTGGGTTCAGCCTGATGAGTTTGGAGTTTTTGTTCGATGGTTGTCTGACTTTCCCACTCTAATTTCTCCTCGTTATCAGAATCTTAGATGGGCCGATTGGATTCAAGAGAAAATGCATAATCGTATCTCTTGGCCTGTAACTTTGGTTGCTCTCTCTAATAATATAAAAGAGTATGCACCAACTAGACTTCTTTTGTCTCGTACTTCATATGCTTTTCTTCGCAATCCTTCCTTGCATTTGACTGATGATAATTATACCACTGTACTTGTTCGTCATTATTTGTATACATTAATGCTTCGTGGTTATTCTAAGAATAGACGTGCTTCTTTCTTTGATTTTGTTAGATGGCTTGATTTGACCATTATCAACCTTATTTGGGTTGCTACTGGCCAAGTTGTTACAACTGTTATAGATCTAGATTTACACATTCTTGAGACTTTTGTATTGTTCGCGCTTTCTTACATCTCACTTCCAGATGTTTTAAAACCTTTGTACTTTGAATTGCCTTCTCCAGCCTGGTTATTTGCATATGGCTTCTCAACACTTCAGAGGATGTTTTTGCCTGCAGGTTCCTTAGATTTGCAGCCCTTACAAGCTGCTGTACAACGTCTTTCTGTTTCTCCAGAGTTTTCTTTTCAATTTTCTGCTCCAACAGGTGTTGGTAAATCGACTCGCATGGTGAATTCTATTGCTGGTTGGAGCAAACGTCGTGTCATTGTTATTGTGCCACGACGTTTGCTCGCAATCAGCATTGGTACTTACATGAAAACCCTTTATTCTGGGATTGGTATTGCGACTGAAGGTTACAAGCCTGATCCTGGTGATCGGGTCATTTATTGCACTGTCCAGTCATATCTTTCCTCAGAAGCTTTGAGGTCGGTTGGTTCTATTGTAGTTCTTGATGAAGCTCATATTGAAGAACCCCATTATATTGTTGTTCGTCGTTATTTATTGCAATCTAATCATAGAGTCATTATGCAAACTGCTACTCCTTTAGACACTATACCTTTACCTGTTATTGACATAGTTGCCGTTAATCAGCACACCATTTCTCATGTTGTCCGAAAGGTCAAAACTATTGCTGAATATATGCGAGAGGTGACAATGTTTGTTAATGATCGTTTGCCTTCTGAGAAGGTTTTAATTTTTATTGATACTAGAAAGCATGCTTACAAAATTGCCTCGTCTGTACTTAATAGAACCTGTATTCTAACTTCTAAGAATTCTGTTGTAGATGAAACAGCTAGTGTTTTTATCGCCACATCTGTTGCTGATGCTGGCTTGACTATACCTGATGTATCTTTTGTATTGACTTTAAATTTATCTATGACTGTACTTTCTGACGTAGATTTAGAAGAGACTGGTTTGCATTTTGGTGGCGAGTCCACTCAATCCATTTGGGATTTAGAAGCTTTCATTGAAACTGGTAGACTTGTGTATTTTTATCTTTCTCCTGGTTTATTGAAGCAGAGGGCTGGTAGAACTGGCCGCACGACTTCTGGTGTTTCTATTGTGTTCGAACTCACTCAACCTTTTGTTGAATTGACTTTTAAAGGTCAAACTCACCAATGTTATCTTTTGGATGAGATCGAATACAATATTGTCGATTACATTCGTGGCTGTGCTCCTGCGACTTCTTTTGCCTTCCCTTTCTTCCCTGATGACATCAAGGAACAGGCTCCCAAAGGCCTCAAAGCTACTTTGAAGATTTGGGATGCTGTTCCTGCCTGGTCTTGGAATAGAT